ATGAAAGGCAAAGACTGGGGCGATGTAAAAATGTTTAATACTGGGTTTTTAAATAAAGATACATTGCAGTATCTGTACAATGAAGCACAGCCTATTGATATTTCTTCATTAAAAGATATACAATTAAAAGGTGCCGTCGCTGCACAAGGACTACCACACCCGTCAGAACTAGGAAATGGCAGGGGTTTTTTATTTACAAAAGATCAGTTTAGAGATTTTGAAAATACTTATTTAAGTGGTAAGTACCATAATACTTATGGATATGGGAATGAGGTATACGACACAACTCCTATTTTAGGTATAGGTGCTAGGGGGGATGAGTTAGTTTATATAAAAGATAACTGGCAGCGAGGTAGGGATACGTTTCACAATTTAGTAATAAACAAAGAAGGTACTATTAGTGGAACAATTACTACTGCACCAAAAGATTATGGTGGTATAAGAGGGGCTATTCAAGATGTTACTCAGGCTTTTGCGAAAATTCCGTATGGCCCAGAGATTGCATTTATTGCTAGCGGAGGTAACCCAACGGTATATGCGGTAGCAAAAGCAGCGCAGGTATCTGGCTCTGGCGGTTCTCCTGGAGATGTTCTTAAAGCTGCAACCGTATCGTATGCCACTGCCTCAGTTGGTGCCGAACTCAATACCTATGGCGATGCTTTAGGCACTAGCATACAGGCAGCTTCTGGTGGTGCTATCTCTGCTGGCGTTGCTAACACACTAGGTAACGCTGTAGTTAACGCAGGATTCAACGGATTTGTAGCAGCAGCTACAGGCCAGGACGTAAGTGATGCTATGCTCACTGGTGCGATTTCTGGTGGTTTAAATGCTAATGCGTCTACTATTACTAATACGGTATTTGGTGGCGCAGAAAACGTAGCGTCATTATCTAAAACACTAAACCTGGATGTTAAACAAACCCAACGTATATTTACTGGGGCATTAGCCAGCGGGTCAGTTAACTCAATAGTTAAGAACCAGAGTTTTATGGATGCCTTTACAGAAAGTTTAATAGTACAAGGTGTCAGTCAGTCTGGAGCAAATGCTGTAAGGGATAGCTTAAAAGGTACAATGAGTCCAAAAGCAATAGCAGCTATTCAAAGTAATACAAAAATTATGCTTCAAGCCACTGCTCGGGCCGCAGTCCGTGGTGAAGATATAGAAACTGCAATTGCTAGAGTTGCCCCTTATCTGCAAGGTAGGGCAATAGGTCAGACAGTAAATATACTGGCTAACAAAAAAGATTAATACCCTGTCAGGCGGGGCTGACTGGTATACTAACTTAATCCCCGATATGGCAACCTGATCCCCCGGAAGGACCGGCTACGGTAAGCCCCATTAAAAAGGAAAGAAGATGACTGAAGCTGTCGTAGATACTACACCCAAGGCTGTAGCTATTAAACCCAATACTGGTTTTGCTACTCGTTCTGCTCTTGAAGAGCGCATTAAAAAAGAGGAAGAGGAGTTAAAGAGTCTAATTGAAACCTCAAAGAATACCCAGGCTGAAGAGGAAGACGAAGATCCTGCCAACAAAGAAGAAGGAAATTTTAAGAAACGATATGGAGATCTTCGGCGGCACTCCCAAAAGAAAGAAGCAGAACTACAGAAACAGATTGACGAATTAAAATCTCAGCTTGAGATGTCCACTAAGCAGCAAATTAAGCTGCCTAAGTCTGAAGAAGAACTAGAGCAGTGGGCTAAAGAATACCCTGATGTAGCTAAGATTGTAGAAACAATTGCAATCAAGAAAGCCCAGGAACAAGCTAAGACCATTGAGGATCGGCTAAAAGAGATTGACAACATGGCCTATACAGCCAAGAAAGAAAAGGCTGAGGCTGAACTGATGCGGTTGCACCCTGACTTTGACGTTATTCGGGACACAGACGATTTCCATGAGTGGGTGGACAAGCAACCTAACTGGGTTCAGCAGGCTTTGTATGAGAATGAAACAGATGCCAGATCCGCTGCCCGTGCAATTGATTTGTATAAGGCAGACATGGGGATTGATAAGAAACGGAAAGACCAGCCTAACTCTCGGGATGCAGCTAAGAGTGTGATGCCTTCCCGTGGATCATCACCGAGTCAGAAGGAGGGTTCAGGCTACATTAAAGAGTCAGACGTAGAACGGATGTCTGCCCGTGAGTATGAATCAAGGCAGGAAGAAATTGTGGCTGCAATCAAGTCTGGTAAGTTTATTTACGATTTATCAGGTTCTGCACGATAAGTACTTGACAAATCTAAATAAGTAGGTATAACTACGGGACAAAGGTGTAGGCATACATCTTTGCTCCCGATGCCGCCCCAGTAATGGCCCCCGGCAAATTTAAAACTTGTAACGCAAAACAACGAACACAGAATTACCTGTAACATATTTGCCCGTATTATGCTTGGGGGCGCTCAAGTATAAACGCACCAAATGATGCCAGCCTCTGTAGTAAGTGTGTAAGCGTATTTTAATTTAGGCTATCTTAGAATAGCTTAAGATTATTTTATCTTTTACATTGTCTTAGGAGGACAAATATCATGGCATTTCCCACCGCCGCAGGATACGGCAATCTACCCAATGGCAACTTTTCGCCAGTCATTTATTCCAAGCAAGTACAGCTTGCGTTTCGCCGTGCTTCCGTTGTAGAAGCTATTACTAACTCCGATTACTTCGGTGAGATTTCTAACTTTGGTGACTCTGTTAAGATCATCAAAGAGCCTGAGATCACCGTTAAGAACTATGCACGTGGTACGCAAATCACGGCTCAGGATCTGGATGACGAGGATTTCACCCTGGTTGTCGATCAGGCAAACTACTTTGCCTTTAAGATTGATGACATTGAGGCTGCTCACAGCCATGTGAACTTCATGTCGCTGGCCTCTGATCGTGCTGCTTATCGCTTGCGTGACCAGTTTGACGCTGACATCCTTGGCTATCTCTGCGGCTTCCAACAGTCTGCTAAGAATGCCCCCGCTTCTACGGCACGTACTACGGCCCCTGGAACGAAGGCTGTAGCTTCTGCTGGTTCGGATGAACTGCTTTCTTCCATGAAGTTGGATCGTACTAGCTTTGCTGGTCAGCTTACCACTGATGGTACTGCTGGTGATTCGATTCCCCTTGGCCCCCGCCTTCCTGGCGAAACCACTCTGTCGGCTACGCTGGTTAGCCCCCTGCAAGTTATTGCTCGTATGAGCCGCTTGCTGGATACCCAGTTTGTCGATCAGGCTGGTCGCTGGTTGGTTATTGACCCTGTGTTCTACGAGATCCTTAAGGATGAGGATAGCCGTCTTCTGAATGGTGATTTCGGTGGATCGGGTCTGCAGAATGGTCTTGTTCTTAACAATCTGCATGGCTTCAAAGTCTATGTTTCTAACAGCCTTCCCAAGGTTGGTACTGGCCCGTCCACCAGCAATGCTGGCGCTCAGTCCTCCAACTACGGTATTATTGTTGCTGGTCACTCCAGTGCTGTTGCTTCGGCGCAGCAGATCACCAAGACTGAAAGCTATCGTGATCCCGACAGCTTTGCTGACATTGTGCGTGGTATGCACCTGTATGGACGTAAGATTCTACGTCCTGAAGGTCTGACCGTTGCTCGTTACAACCTTGGTGTTTAATTAGGAGGAATTTAGAAAATGGCTACTTATAACCTAACCAACGGTACTGTTGCAGGGGGCGGCAAAGAAACTGCCGGTACGTACCCTGATGTACGGAACCAGACTTACATGATTGAAGCAACTCTTGATATTGCCAAGCTGGTTCGTGCAGGTGCTTTTTCTGCCGCAGTTACTGGCGATATTTTTGAACTGCTTACGGTACCTGCCGGTACGCTGGTTGTTGCTGCTGGTGCAGAAGTTCTTACGGCATTCAACGGCACTAGCCCCACCGTAGACATTGACTTCGCTGCTGGCGATGACATTGTTGACGGTCAGTCTGTTTCTTCTACCGGCTACCTTGCTGGTGGTACTAACGGTACTGTTATCGGCACTAGCAGCCCTGCTTACACGCAGTTTGTCACTACCGCTGACACGATTGACGTTAAGCTGGCTGTAACGGGTAACGTAACTACCGGTAAGCTTCGTGTGTTTGCAATTGTTGTTGATTGCAATAGCATTCAAGCCGCTACCGATGAAGTAGATCGTGACCAGCTTGCTTAATAGCTAGCAACTTGGGGTGGCCCTCACAAGGGGTCACCCTATTTATATTGTGGATTTAGTTTGTAGATGCATAGTACCTGGGTGGAAAATAGAGTTAGTAAATATCCAGGACTTAGAAACAGAACTAGACAGGTATGCCAAAGCTGACCCTGATTGTTTAGTTCGTCTAAAAGAATCAATAGATTCTGGTGGAATGAAATGGCCTATTATAATAAAGCCAGGGACTATAAAGAAGTATAAGTGTTATATAGGTAATACAAGAGTAGATTATGCAATTAAACATGGGTACAAAAGGATATCAGCAATCTTTGTAGAAACCTCATGGGATAAATTGCAAATAGTGCAGTACTCTAGAATGATGGATTCTTCTGTAGATAAATGAAAATAGCTGCGTTAGTTCCTGTAAGAAAAGGTAGCACACGAATACCTAATAAGAATTTATGCAGAATAGGTGCTGAAACTTTATTGGGCAGGAAACTATTTCAGTTAAAAAAGTCTAAGTTTATAACAGATATATACGTTGGCACAGACGGTGACGAGTTAGCTAGAGAAGCTGACAAGCATAAAGTAAACGTAGTATACAGAGATCCAGTATGCTGTGACGAGTCTGTGGCATCAGCAAACATGATGATTGCAGATTTTGTTAAAAGAGTAGATGCTGACATTGTCGTATGGGTACATGTAACAAACCCATTTGTTGGAGGTGCTACATACGACAGTGCCATTAAAACTTTTTTAAATGAACAGTTAAAAGGGTTTGATAGTTTAGTATCGGTGTTAGCTATCCAAGAACATTTATGGACACCTAATTACTACCCGTTAAACTATAATCCATACAAAGAAAAACACACGCTTGCCAAAGAACTACCAGCTTACTACAAGCAGACAGGGGCATTTTTTATACAGCCCCATCAAGCTATGAAGAATAATAGTTACTTTTTCGGCAAGCGTCCCTATTTGTTTAAGACTTCTGAGTTAGAAGCAATTGATATAAATACTCCGTATGATCTTAAACTTGCAAATGCAATGGCGAATATATAATGCTCGGTGATTTTCAAGTAGGTTCAATCAATGTGATGGCTAGTAGTAATGGCCCTTTATCTGCAGAGCAGTGGGCTAAATTAGCTGCAGATAAAATAATGTATGTAGGCGATAAGACTGAGGGTCCAATACGAGATCAAGCAGTAGCCTTTAAGAATAATATTCAAAAAGTTATTGAGTATTATATAACGCAAGCCGTTCAATCTAACGAACGGTATTTACTTTCAAGGAGATAACAGTGGCAATTACCACAGCAATGTGTACTTCTTTCAAGGGAGAACTCCTTGAGGGGAAACATAATTTTTCTGCTTCAACTGGGCATAGTTTTAAAATTGCCCTCTACACCAGTTCTGCTACGCTAGGTGCAAGCACTACGGACTACTCTGTCACTAACGAGGTAAGTGGCGTAGGTTACAGTGCTGGTGGCAATGCACTTACTAATAACGGGGTAAGTACTAGTGGCACTACCGGCTATGTAGACTTTGCTGATGTTACTTGGTCAACTGCTACCATTACTGCAAATGGTGCTTTGATTTATAATACCACTACTGCTGGTGGCACAGGCACTACAGATGCCGTTTGTGTGCTTGCTTTTGGTGGGGATAAAACATCTACTGCCGGTGACTTTGTAATTCAATTCCCTACTGCTGACGCTTCTAACGCAATCATTCGTATTGCTTAAGGACAACTGTGCCTAGTTCTATAGGATCTGGTGCTGTATATGGCATAGGTATATATGGAACTTCGCAGTACGGAGTTGCTAGCGTAACTGTATTTGTTGATGGTGTTAATGCTAGTTTTGTTTTAAATGATACTTTAGAAATACAAGCTGATGCATTACATTTAATTGATACACCAAACACAGATCCATTAGATAGTTTTGTAGGCAATGTTAGTGTAAGTGCTGAGGCAATTGTTGTACCTACGGGAGCAGAAGCTACTGGGTCTATAGGTACAGTAACACAAAAAACAAATAACACCGTACCTTTAACTGGTGTTTTTGGTACTGCTGAGGTAGGCACTGTAACGCTAGAGACAAATAACTACATAGATGTTTCAGGCTTTGTCGCTACAGGATTTGTCGGCTCTGTTAATGTTATTGCTAAGGCTACTGTAACTCTAACAGGTGTTTTTGGTACAACTAATGTAGGCACTGTCGTAATATTAGAAAATGAAGTTATTACTTCACCTACAAACATAGCGGTATTAATTGCAGGCAATCTTACAATAACAACTACCTCTTTTAATTTTAACTCTGTAGCATCTCAATATAGCAGAAATAGAACTGCATATGTTCCAAGAAAACCTTCTT